GTAGTGTCGTAACACATTTCGTGCTGAAACAATCTCAAACTTTCACGCAAATATTCTGGATGTTGCGCTGCCATGGCGTCAATCACATGACTGCGTATAGCGTCAATGGTATGATTGAATTGCTGGAAACTTTCATTAATTTTGTTACCGTTGGCAATAATGCCTTGTGTAAATTTGTTAAATTGCACATTGTGGTTGGCAATTTTGTGTATCACAGCATCAAGTCTGTGACGGGCTTCTTGATGAATTTGCCCTAATTCAAATTCATCAATGTGGTTTAAGTAATCAACAAGTTCGCTCAGTTTCATTCGAATGAGAATAGTGATGTAAAAGTGTTTTCTGTGTTGGTAGCAGACGCAAGGTCCCAATCCAACACACCCAGCAAGTTGTCAATCTTTTGATCCACAACTGTTGCTTCCATTTCTGCGTCGTCAAACGGCAAGTCTTTGAACCATTGCGGCAGGTGCATCTCGTCTGTGGGATAGCCAATTGATGTCCACCCCAAAGCGTTTGATTTTAGTTTACACACAATGGTTTTCATCCCGTCTACAACCTGCATTGAGTAATTGTCTGAATGCATTTTACGCAAGTTATTCCAGTTTAGTGCGGCTCGCACATGTCCAGGCATGTTGGCACGACCCAGTCGTTCTTCTTCTTTGCCGTACTTGGTCAAGTTATTCACACGCTTGGGTGACCCTTTCTCCCAGCCTGGCCGCTCTTTAAACTCATACTTGAATTCTCTAATGCGTTCAATAATCTCATCTCGTTGCGTACCTGCTAGTACTTTATTTAGAATTTCTAACAGGAAGTCTTGAATTACTTTGGGCGTGTCACTGCGCTTCAAATCCAAGCCCATGGCCTTGGTCTTGCCAATCTTGCCGTCTACATCTAATCGCTTGCCTTCCAAGTCAATGATGTTTACAGCATACCGCTTCTTGGTAATGAACAAACTGCGGTCAGCAACCAGTTCACGGCCTGCTTTGATCAATGCGCCCATGTCTCTAGGACAGTGGAATGCCTGTTCCATAAACGCCGGAAAGCTCTCGTTCACTTGATCAGCAATTGAGTCATACAGTTGTATGCAAGTTTCTTTTGACCATTCCATACGCCCTTCAGCAACTTCTTTTTCCAGGATAGGCCATGCAGAAAAATAGCATGAGTCTGTATCACCATAGATGATGGCCTTGCCTGTGTGATCATATTCGCCTGTGATGCATTCGTTGATGTGAGCATCCATGTGCTTGGCAATTGATCTTCCGGCCAGTGTGGTGGACTGACCAATACGCTTGTCAAAGAATCTACAGCCTGGATTCAAAATAGCGCCGTACAAGGAGTTAAGGTTAATCTTCTTGACCAACTGCCGCTTGTCCCAGAACGCAATCTCTTTGGGATCTTTGGTCTCTTTCTTCTTGGCCTGTAGTTCTTGGCGTTCACGATACCAACGCTCCAGCAGGCCGGGGATGATACCTTTCTTCTCGTAAGTGAGAATGGTGCCATTGGCAGTGAGGATCCAAGGCTGGTTGCTATCAAAGATCATGTGCCAGATTTCCATAGCCGAGTGTACACTCTCTTCGCCACCTTCCCAGTCAATGGTAATTTCTGTGCCACGTTGCTGTTCCATTACAGCAGTATATTCTAAACTGGCAAACAAACCTTCCCATGCAGCCGCAAAACTTTGTCCTTTGGCCATGTTGGCTTTGATCAAATGATCAGTCATGGTCTGCCGCAACTGGCCTACTACAGTTTCTGGGCCCATGTTCATGGCACGAATAGCTGATGGATATAGACTGTTGATGTCCACTGATCCAACCCACATGTGCAAGCCCTTTTTAGGGTATGCCACATACGCACCTGCGGCCTGTGTGTCATCGTCTGTAAGGCGTTGCTTGCGATTGGGCACAACCATGCCACGCTCGTGTGCTTCGTTGATAATGGCCTGTTCAGTTACTGCCACAGCACCCATTGTGGTTTGTAGCAACACAGTATTGGCATGTGCCAGTTCATTTGCCAAATCCAAGAAACGCAGTTTCTTGTCCAACTTGGCAATGATCATGGTGTCTTGGCGGTTGTACTCAATGAACTTCTTAAAGTGTTGGTTGTACAATTGATCCAGTGTGCCTTCAAACTGTGTTTTGCGTTCGCCCAGTTCGTATTCACCAATGGCATCCAAGCTGTATGAGTGTCGTTCTTCGTATGTGTACTTGCGATACAACTGCATGTAATCCATATGCACACGACCAATCAAGTCATATGTTTGATTTTCTGCACCAAAGCGTTCAAACATCCTTTGCTTGGGAAACTGTCCCCACAAACAAAAACGTCTAGTATCGTCCTTGCTGAGTATTCTTGTGGTACGATTTACTGTGTAAGGAATGTCATAGCCTTCTGAGTTCCAGCCTGTTAGCACATCTGCACCTTCGATCACATCCAAGAACATCTTGATCATATCTTCTTCACGTTCAAACAAGATGGTATTTTCAAACTCACTCACCAGTTCTTGTGCAGTGTCCCAGCTTAGATGTTTAGGCGGCACAGCTAATGTGATCATTTGATCCAGCCAATCCAAATATATAGATATTGCAGTGATGGGATTGAACGGATCTGCCACAGGCGAGAATCCACGCTCTTGGTCAAACGCAACTTCAATGTCAAAAAATGCTGTGTGTAATTCAGGAGCATCTTGATCTTTGTAGTTTTCTTCTAGGCATCTAAAGATGGGATTGATGTCAGATTCATACAACTGTTTGCCTGACTGGCTGCGAACTTCCTTGCGAAATTCTTTGTTGTTGCGCGATGAGAATCTATTTACAGGTGTGCCATAGATGCTCTGGAACTTGCCTCTAGGATCGTCGTAGTAGAAGATGTAGTTGGCAGGATATTCCCGGTAGACTCGTTCGCCATTGCGTCGTTCTACAACATGGATGCGATCGTGTTCACGATCAAAAAGTGCGTCAATATAACTCATTGTTCTCCGTTTGTGGCCGGTAAGCCATGATTCATGCTCGTAACGAGAGCGACTCGCAGATATTTATATTAGACAGTGTGTTGATAGGAAATCTTATCATGCTCGATTCAAGTCGTTTGTGATGCAGTGTATACCAGCGTCCCAAAAATAACGATGCCTAAACGGCGACACATGAACTTCGATACCGTGTCTAGCACAGGCCTGTTCAACTTGATCATTGTGACTGGACACCACAATGTTCTTTTGATCAATCACAAGTATGTTAACATCAAACACAGTTTCGCTGGCATTGCCCACCCAAGACTCAAAGTAATGTTCAACCATGTGTACAAGATTAGGATCTGATTCAAATCCTGGAATGTTCCAGCGTCCACGATTGTGTTTCATGCTGGCACGAAATTCCGCAGTGTCTGCATAGTCACTTGGCGGCAAGTAAACCACTTCCCATCCAGGGAAGGTGTCTGCATAAGTTGGAACATCTCGTAGGCTAATAATCAACCCAGGTGTGACTGGACAATAGGTAGCATCTCCGTGGCCACCTGCATTCACAATGCGATTGCGTGTGCGAGGAAACAGTTGATTGACTTTGGCCAACAGTTGTGTTTGATCTTCATCATAGCTTTGAGTGGCAAAATACAAGTCTTGACCAATGCGACTCACAAAGCATCCTGACACTACATCAAGATCAGTATGGCGTACTGTGTTGCCTTGCGATAACACATGCTCAATGACGTTTTGATAACAACTCAATTTGGCACGATGTTGTGCAAGATCTCGCTGTTGAAATTCTAGCCAAGTCAGATCAGTTTGATTAGCGTATGCTCTTTGAGCATGCGAGCTGTTGGGCTGTTGCGGAACCCACAGTTCATCATGAATCATGATGAAGTAATCTCTTGGAGTTACAGGTGGTGACACCCAATGATCATGAATTTTCAAAGCACTGAGATCCTCAGGCAGTTGAGGACGCAACACACGGATTCCGAACCGGCCATGCAATAGTGCAATAAGGGCTTGATAATCTTGTTCAGTTTCTTCTGCTAACGTTTGGAAACGTTGGCGTGTGTTACGATCTTGGATCCAATGGTAATAGTCCGGCGGGTACGTCATACCGACCACGCATACCTGTAATGGATCCCAGTGTTGAAAAACTTGATAGGTCAAAGAGTTTTACCAACTGTTTCTAAAATAGTTTCCAGGGTTTCGTGATCCTGTTTCTCTTTGCCAAACTCGGCCTTGTGTGCCAGCTTGATGGCCTTCTTGAGAATAGCAGGCTTGATTTCTAGCTCTTCGGCCACAGCCTTCACAGTGTCAGTAAGTCCGCCATTGAGAGTTTCAATCTCGTGAAGAACCTGCATGCCTTCGTTGATGATCTGAGTGAGTTTGAGTTTTTGCTCGCCGTTGAATGTTTTGCTGCTCATAGAGCCTCCTAAAACAATATTATATAGATTTATTTAAAGAAAGTCAATGTATGGTTGCTCGTTTTGGATCATTGGGTAGCGAATCCAATGACCCGGGCAGCAGCCGCCCACTCGGTCCTAAGGCCAGAGTTCTTATGTGCGGCGGATTTGTTTGATTAAGTGGCGGCTTGGATCAAAGTTTTTGCTCCAAGTCAAAGTTTCTGCAACAATCTTCTCTCTTAGTTTTTTCTTTTTAGTCTTTGTGGGCAGAGTTTTTGTTTGCTTTGTAGGCAGTTTGGTCTTGCGACCTGTGTATCCAGGAACCTTGCCGGCTGCTCCTGAACCAGGGGCGTCTGCTGGAGCAGGTGCTGGTGGTCTACTAGCTCTTTTTGCTGTCTCAGCATCAACAACTGCTTTCATTCTTGGATGTAAATCTGTTCTTGCGGCATATTTGGATAATAGTTCATCCGGCGCTTTTGCCGTATCTCTAACTAAATTAGCTATTTGAACATCACTTGGTTGAGCGGCTGTCACTCCTGGTGCTGGTGCTGGTGCTGGTGCTGGCTCTGCTGCCGTGACTCCCAGTTGGTTTACAAAACTCAACAAGGCCTTGGCATCTTCTACTGACAGATTGGCCAATTCAACTTGTATATCGTCCCAACTCAATTGGCCACGGCCCACATACTTGGTGCCAGCCTGTTTGCCCTTGGAGTAGGCCTGTGACATTCCGGTGAATGCACCTCTTGTGGCACCAGCAGCAGTTGAGAGCGCACGTGGTGTTGCAGCAATTACGTTTCCTGTGGCTTTTAGAGCTTGTTTGCCCTTGTCGTATGCTTGGCTCATTCTGCTTTTGTTTGGTACCACAGGTGCTACTGTAGGAGGCAAACGTTCTTCCAATGCACCAGCAGCCTTTTTAGACAATATCTGTTTGACTATTTCCAACTGCTTGGCGTCAAGAGCTTGAATGGATTGCACTAGAGGTTTGTTTTGCATCACTTGTGATGCGGCAATTTTAGCATACAACGGATCACTTGGAGAAATCTTTTGTCCACCAATGCTGACTGTTTCAGGCTTGCCACCAGTTGGGGTTCCTGCAATTGCTGATCCCAATGCACCGGTTGCGGGTTCTGCGGCAGGTTCTGTGCCAGCACCGCCAGCAGGTGCTGATGAAAGTGCTTCAAGTTCTTTGTTTAGCGCATTGCGTCTTGTTTTGTAGGCTGCATCTAAATTGCGCAGTTCTGTTTTGACTGTGTCGGCATCTCGTGTGGCTGCTGCACCGCCACCACCGCCAGAAGCAGCAGGTGCAGGTGTGGCTGTTGCACTACCACCCGACGGCCCAGAAAAATCACTAGGCACATAGGGCTTGCCGGTACGAGGATTGATTGTGTTAGATCCAATTGGCATTTCTGCTTTACCGCCGGCCTTGGCGCCAGATGTGTCACCATAGGCTGAGCCAGGCACTAAACTGCCAGCATCATCTTCGCCGCCGATGCCTTTTACTGATCCACGATAACCTTTTTTAATTGCTCGACCCAGGCCTTGCGGAACACCTGCCACAGCGCCTGCTGTTTTGCCAATGCCTCCTAGAACGCCTCCAGCGGCTCGCCCAACCTGGTCCCAGCTAATTTCGTCAAGCTGTTGCTCGTTGACTGGAGTGGTTGGTTTAAGTAAATCAGTGTATATCATTTTAGCGTTCATCCAAATAATCTTGTTGGCTTGCTTGTTGAGCCTGTTGCTTCATTGCTCTGCGTTTTTGAAACAACTTTACTGCCATGTCGGCATGGTCTAGTTTTTTAAATTTGCTGGGCATGGATCTATCGCCTTGTCGCAGTTCAAATCCATCCTTTTCGTTGCCATAACATTCAAAGGTAACACCATATTCCATGGCGTAACTTTTTACCGGAGCAGATGATGTTTCTGACATGTCATTGATAGGCTGTTGTGGGTTGCCTAACTGAGTGTCTACTTTATCTTCAATGCCATGCACTGTGCTGGGATCTGTCAACTCGTAGTCATCTTCTTCAATTTCTTCTTCGGCTTGACCCTTTTCTATTGCGTCAACTGCTTTGTCTTTGAGTTCGCGGTCGACTCGAACTTTCTTTTCCAGTTGATCAAGATATTGTGTAAGGTCTTTCTTGACCTTGCTCAACATATCTTCTTCAACTTCTTGCATGGCTTCTTCTAGTGCAGATTTTTTAGGCTCTACGGAATCACCTACCATGTATCCATCCATTGGATGTGCTGGATCTTTTTTGGCACGCAACGCAGGACTGGCTGATTTGGGTTTGAACAATGCCGGCAACTGCGGCACACCTTTTTGTTGTGTGTTAAGCCCATGCTTGACACCCACCGGAGTAAGTTTGCCTTCTACTGCCGCAAGGCGTTCCAGTATTGATCTAATGTCTGAACTCATGCTCTTTCTTCTTTCAGGTAACTTCTCAGCATCCAGCCATGCTTTTGATGAGCATCGATGCGTTCAGCAATGAAGTTAGCAATACCTTGCTGATTTTCTTCAGTTGCTACTTGGAAGACTTGATTGAGAAGATCCAGCATTTGGCCGTTGTTGGCCAGGAGTTCTTCTAGCATGAGTCGGGCACGTGGAATTTTTGTTTGGCCCTGTATTTTTGTTAATTCTACAAATCGTTCAAAACTACCAGGAGCATAATCGCCCAAGGCACGTATGTATTCTGCTGTGGGATCTGTGGCACCATAAACATCGTCATGGATTGCGTCAAAGAAAGCGTGGAGCTGGCCAAAGTCTGGGCCTTCTACGTTCCAGTGGAACTGTTTGGCTTTTAAAGCAAAAGCTTCTTCAGTTGCCAGGAGTGTTTTTAAAGCGTCCGCTAACATTCTTATTCCTTTTGTATTCCTTGGGCGTGTTAGGCGTAGGATCAGTTGTATATTTACCACTCAACAAGGATCCGCCTGATCTTGACACCATGCCTAATGCCTGGCTCACAGGTGCTATACTACCAGCACTGGTACCGCCCACTGACGCATTTTCCATAATTTCTTGAATTTTCATTACAGTATTTCCAACTCGCCGCCACTGTCTATCATGCCAGGACCATCAACCACACGCCAATTCAGCTGTTGTATCGACGCTAATGTTCCAGGCAATAATTCGTAGCGCAACTTGTACTTACCTGGTTCTCCGGCAATTTGGAAAGACTCTTCCAGGTGCTGATTGCGCCAGACCCATGTGCGTTCTGTAAACAATTCATTATTGACGTAAGCTCTGTAGGTTGGAGGATCAGTCCAGCCTTGGCAATAAACCTCGCAAATTACCTTGACAAACTTTTTGTTCATAAAGATATTTATCATTAAGTGGGTCTATAAATATTGCATGCTAAAACTGAATGATATACGCAAAGTACATGTGGAATTGACCACTAGATGCAATGCCAGATGCCCCATGTGCATGAGAAACTATCGAGGGTATGATTACAACAGTGGGTACCCGTTATGTGAACTCAGTGTTGGGGATTTCAAGAAGATTCTAACTCCTGACGTTTTAGCACAGCTGATTCAACCTGACCCGCCTATTGGCGATCGTGTGCCAATCATATACGAATTTAGAGGTGTGGCGTTCAATGGAAATCTAGGTGATTTCGCTTCTGCACGTGATGCTGTTGAAATAGTAGAATACCTGGTTGAGCACCGGGTACCTGTTATTATCAATACAAACGGATCAGTTCGCAGTCCAGAATGGTGGGCAAGACTGGCTCTACCCAAAGTTACAGTGGGTTTTGCTATTGATGGCCTAGCAGACACACATCATTTGTATCGCCAAGACACAGATTGGCATAGAATAATTTCACATGCTCAAGCATTAATTGACGCTGGTGGGCAAGCCATATGGAGATTTGTGCCATTTGATCACAATCGTCATCAGGAACAGGCCTGTAGAGACATGGCCGCACGAATGGGTTTTGCAAAGTTTGAAAATATCTACGATGGAAGAGACCGTACGTCGGTATACAATCGAGATGGCACCTTCAGTCACAAAATTGGTCCAGACCCTGGCAGTCTTACCAATCAAACAGTGCATCCTTTTTTGGAAAGCCATATCACTTGGTACGACGCCAAAACAATCACACATCACAAAGATACCCCTGTACTAGACATGCAGTGTCATCACAAACGCAATCGAGAAATATACATAGCCGCTGACGGTTCTGTTTATCCCTGTTGCTTTTTGGGATTTTACCCACACACCATGAATCATCCTGGCAACCAAGAATTGGCGCCGTTGGTAACAGAAAACAATGCATTGGAATATCCTCTTGAACACTGCCTTGAGTGGTTTGATCGTGTGGAACAAACATGGGATGCGGCCAGTATCTCTGCTGGTAGAACTTATCAGTGTGTGGTAACTTGCAATCAAACATGAATAAAGATCTACAGCGATTTATGAGTCAGTTTTATCGACAGTCCATACAACCTAAAAATAGTGATCGTGGATTTAGCAGCTACGACGGCACTCAATATTTGAGAGATAACATAATTAAGTTGTTTGAAAAACACAGTATTCAAAGTGTATTTGATGCTGGATGCAATGATTGCGGATGGGCAAATGCTCTGGCGCAATATGTTGATTATCATGGCGGCGACATTGCTCCAGGATTAATTGCAGAAGCCTGGGCCAATTGGCCAGACCTAGACATTCAAATTCACGACATTACTACAGATCCAATACCCAGTGTGGATGCAGTGTTAATGCGAGATGTTACTATACATCTAAGTCATTCTGACAGACACAAAGTAATAAAAAATTGGATCAGCAGCGGAGTACCATGGATGTTAATGACACATTGTTTGGACCATAGTGAAAATATCATGTTTGATGAATACACAACCCAATTTCCAGTTTATCAAATAAACTGGAGCATAGAGCCGTGGAATTTTCCACAGCCAGTTGACTGCGCAAATGAAATGCCCGGTGGTAACGGCCGTGTGTTAGGTCTTTGGCACAGAGATCAAATTATCAATTTGTTATGACTGTAGCAAGAGTATTGTTCCTAGCACGATATCGTGTGCCACATGCGTGTTT